AATACGTAATGTCTTCCATAAGTACGGAATACTCATAGTGCTTGTTAATGCTGACCTGCACTTCACTGTGAGTATCGCCCTGAAGCACTACTTGAGTGTTTGCAGCTTTAGCATTAGCAGAACCACGAACTGGCTTAGGAATGTGAATGGTATCACCTTTCTTTCCAGCATGGTTGATTTTAGTGACAAGATTACCAAGAACAAGATTTTTCTTGTACCCAGCAATTACTTCATCGGACCACAACTCAGGTATAAAAGTTGCCCCTGTCGTGGTCGTCTGATGGTTAGAACCCAAAGCCATAATTAGCTCCTTTCTTCTTTATAAGGGTTATTTGACTCGACCCTCTGCATATGCCGCAAGTATTTCGTCCTGCAAATCTTCATAACGCTGAGGATCATTTGTTTTAAGTCTGATTAGATCAGCCCTACGGTAGATTTTTTTACCGGATGTGGATTCCGAAGAAGTCCTTGATACGCCCTTTCCTGCCTTCATAGCTTGTTCTCGTTCAGCAACTTTGTTTGCTTCGGCTTCGCTTGTGTTACTAATTAAGGCTCGTTCTTTCCAGTTACCTATAAGTTCCAAAGCGGAGTCTAAGTTATAATTATGTGCCGCTACAAATAGCTGCTTACGTATCGGGCTTTCTTGAACCCACTCCTGAAACTTGGAATCACCTACGATTTCAAGATAATCAGGATGCGCCTCTTTCAGTCGTTGAGTTGTAACTTGCACATGTTGTGCTTTTTGTTGCTCTTCAAACTGACGGAACTTTGGATGATTTTCAATGGCTTTACTGACGGCTTTGCCAGGGTCATCAAAAAAATCTAACTCCTCTTCTGGCTGCTCTTCTGTTCCGTTTTGACTAGTGGTAACTTGTTGCTGAAGAATACCATCCGTAAGTTTACGAAGCTCGCCTAGTTCTTGGCCTTTCCTTCCAAGTTCTCTTTCCAAGTTTTCGTAGGAGGAAATAATATCTTCCATCGACTTGTTCTTAAACTTGTCAGGTAGTTCCACCTGCGGTTCCTCTTGAGGTTGTTCCACTTGGGGAGCCTCTTCGATGTTCGCATATTCTACGCCTTCTTCTGGTTTAACTTCTTGTTCTGGTTCTACAACAACACTATCCATAGTACTAACCTCCGTCCTGTATAAAGATTATGGAGTTAAAATATGTTGGGATTAAAGGTCTAACTCTAATTGATCCAACGCTAATTTGGTGGTCTCCTCTAAATTAATAAACATATTTAGCATATCCACCTGCCCTTTTCGTAAAAAGAGCGTCTTCTCATCTTCTATTGTCTGTATGTTTTCTAACGATTTAGCCATGTCCTCTAATTCTTTTATAAAAATAGTCCAGGCATCGCTGTTAAACAAGTCAAGACGTTTTTCAAGAATTTCTCTGTCAGTCATTATCTACCCGTTTCGGCTGCTTTAGCTAAATTAAGAATAGTTTCGGACTGCAAGTGTTCTACTTCTGGCATGTTCCTCATTGTTTCTGACTGAACATTTTGTGCATCTACTTTAAGTTTTTCAATACGTGCCATTTTTTCTGCAAGATCAACTTGTATTTTAGCTACAGCAGCTTCGGAGTTTTTGTCTTGAGCATCGGACTGTAACTTGGCTGCGTGAGCCATGTCCTTCATTGCTCCGGCCTTCATTTCTTCAATTTCCATTTGCAGCTTCATAAGCTCAAGCTGTTGTACCATCTGTTGCATTTGTTGTGCCTGAGGGTTCGGCTGTAGGGACTGAGCGATAGCGGCCTTCATCTGATCCCTGTTAGACATGGAACTATTTTCAAAAATAGACATAAGCAACATGGCATGAGGAGGAGTCCCTGGTTGTGTCATTGACATCAACTGGATCATCTGGGTCATCTCCAGTTCCTTAGCCATAATACCCATAGAAGAGTAGGCCTTAAACTTATAGTCTCCTGCTGGATAACGATCAGGAGAAAACTGAATATAACGAAAGGCAGACTTTTCAATTAAGGGAATTAAAAAGTTTTCTTGGAAGTTCATAATGGTACGTTTCTGTCGCTTAATAGAAGCAGCCTGTATCATGGACATTCCAGAGGCAGTAGAGTTTCTGGGGTTTGAGAAGTTACTGTTAGCACTGTCCATTGCCCCAGTACCCATCTGAACCATCCGCTCCAACTCACCGGCCTCAGTAAAGGTTGTATTGGATACGGCACCAAAGTTTAAGGGGAACAAGGTTGACCGGGGATCACCGTTTGTAAGAATTGTCTTACCGGCTTTGACCTCGAACTTGACACCCCTAGGGAGACGAGTAGCGTCCACACCAAGCATCGGGTGTGTCGTAAGGGCAAGAGCGTCAATCCTAGCACGTAGCTCTGCGTCAAGAGCTTTCTGAGGATTATAACCTTTCTCTGCCACCCCTCGCCCCCAAAACTTATTGGGAACACGATCAAGTTGAAAAGCCACAAAAGGACGATCTTGCATTAAGTAAGGGTTTTCTGCGGCCTTAAGTACAATGTGGTCATTAGCGATAACGACAACTGATTCTACAAGTTCATCGTCTTCGTAGTCAAACTCTTCTTCCATAGAGTTGCTACGATCATTTAAGTATTTTTTAGGAACCTGTCCCCAGTACTCTACAATTTTGACTTTATCTTCGCTACCCAAGTCGTTACTGTATTCTTCGTCGTAGCCCAAGTCCATTTTATCATAGTCACCAAGCGGTTTATCTTCGTAAACACCTTCCTTCATTCCTTCCATAATTTCCCATTTGGGCTTAATAACTACCTGAGCAACGCCCAGAGCTTCATCAATTGAAGTAACACAAGGATCAATTACAAACTCTTTTGGAGTTAGTGAGTCTACTTTAACTGACGTAATAACTTTTTCTTGAACTGCTACATCTGTCGTAAGAGTTCCAGGGATGCCTGTTTCTACTGGAACCTTTTCTATTTCGTCCATTACATTTATTTTTGCAATGCCCGTACCATAAATAGCAGCATTAAGCAAAGACTCAACAATTGAATCTTTTACTTTACATCGCATCATATCTTCTTGAAGTATGGTTCGCATAACGGCAATATCCGTAGGATTTTGATCCGTTACGTCATCACGTATATCAAACCACATATCTCTACCAAAGATAGCTTCTTCAAGTTCCGCTACGGTAGATTCAATAGCTTGTTGTGTTGCGGGAGAAATTAATTTGGAGTTTTCTGACTCTCTTGTTTTATCTTCGTAAGACCAGATACCTCGCCAAATGCGATAGTACTCGTCCCATTTTTCCATGTAATTAGTATTACGGTGGTCTTCCCACTCTTCGACCTTGTTCATCACCCATGACGCTAAGGATGCCTGAGGGTCTCTGTATACTAAGCTATCCATAAATTAATACCCCGATACCGTATCTAGTGGTTCCCACTCGTCTATTTCTATTGAACTTGCATAGTCAGCTACAGAAACTTGGTCTATGTATGCTAGAGAGTCCAGTAAGTCATCGTGGGATAGTGGACTTGGAAAGTCTAGCATTTGAGAAATAAACTCATGGTTCCAGTTTGCCTTACGAAATTTAATCTTACCGTGTTCCATTCGGCCCTGTAAGGCCCAGACTATTCTGTCTTGTTTTCTTTTGCCGCCGTGGGTAACGTCCGTTATGTTTATCCACCTTCCCCTTACTCTCATTTCATCTTCGATGTAGGGCATAATAGCATTCTTTAGCGCACCCGATTCAATTCCTACTGTAGTGGCATTGACATCCTCAGAAACATCAATAATCTTTTCGGCAGTTTCTTTAATGTTCCAACGTCCATGGTGTATGTCTTTAACTAACCACTCATCCCCTACAATCTTAACTACAGATATTGCTGTTTCGTCAAGCTTAGAAGATTTTAATCCCCTACCCTTATCCGCTTTTTCAAAGCCAGCCGGGTCCACCGATACCACATAATGACCCACCTTAGAGGAAGTTTCCTCATCAAACTCTTCATCTTCTTCATACTTGACCCACTCTTCTTGAAACACCCCTCCAGAAAAACTTTCAAATGTTGCTTCAAACTCTTGTCTAAAAGCTTGTGTAGACATGGATTTTTGTGCGGCGTCAATTTCGGCTGGGTCCAAAAAAGGATTATCTGTTGAAACAAACTGATAAGACTCCCAGTCCTCTTCGTTTTCCGGTAGCTGTGCTTCCAGCCATAACTTATGAAAGTGGTTTTTTCCTGCTGGTGTTCCTATAAATAAGGCACCACCCTTAACGTCTGCCAGTGTGGGCCTTAAGATCATCTCCCATAC